CATTCGTTAGTGTCATGCATCCCCCTGTTGTTTCAATCCACGATAGCAGTGTGGGCAGTCTCCGATTTCAATGTCATCATCGTTAAATACCTTTCCTCGGCCATGACATTCCTGGCATGCCAGTTCGAAGCATTTTTTCGTCGCCCGTATAGTGGCTTGATTTTTATAAAACCTGTCATCAATCCGCTCTAAATAACCGCGTTCAATAAGCGATTCGCAAACTTTCCCTACCTTGACTGGAAGTAGATGATCGCCATCCCAGCAAGGTGTTTTGCGCCAGTGCTGAACCTCAATTTTTAACCGAAGAATTGCAGCTGGGTGGAGGTAATCCAGCTCCCTCTTTGTCAGCTTTGCCATCCTACTCATCCCCCTCGACTTTGAACCCCTGTTTTTTCAGCAGCGCGGCTTGCTCAAGCCGGTTGGCGTTCCAACCGTCGAGATGGCCCATGCAATACGGATCAGGCCCATTCCATTTCTCTGTTTGTTCATAATCACGCTCAGTTCTAGCATCCAGCAACCGCACCGGCGTAGCCAGCCGCTTTTCTGCGTCGCCAAGCCGTCGGCCTAACCCGGCGTTTGTCTTCTCCAGCGAGTCGATTCTGTCCTGTTGCTGATTTATGTGGTCATCCTGTGATTTATTGGCATGTTCCAGCTCGGCCGCTCTCTTTCGTAACCATTCATTCTCGCCATTCCTAGCGACAAGTTCACGGGCAAGGTGCTCGTTATCTGCCAGCAGTTCGAGAACGACAGCAGGGTTAGCAGCGGCGATGAATGCAGCATCATGTGCTGTTTTCAGCTCACTTCGCCATTCAGACCGGAACAGTTTGCATAGGACAACTCGAGAGCTACCCCCTCTCGGTAATGTCACCGAGGTCTGCACTATTGCGTTGAAACCAGAGCGCGAATAGCTCCACGGCCCTGGAGTTGCGGCCATTGCGGCCGCTTTCAGTTCTCTGAATTTATCCACGTGAGACCTCTCTTAGCCACACAAACGTATTGGCGAACGCAGCAGCCATGCGCATCCCATCACGCACATCATCAGGTAGTGAGTTATCGCTATCGTCAGCACGTGCGAGCATTTCTGCTGCAAACTCTTTTACCCCATCTAGCGATTTATCCATTGCTCATGCTCCTCTGCCGGTGTGTTTGGGCGGTTGCCACATCGGGATGTTTTTCCACGTGTCCTCTATCAGCTTTGTGCGGGCCTTCTCTTTGCCTTCAAGTTCTTCGATGCGCGCCAGGAGGGCGGAGACGTACTCTTGCGAGTAGAGCTTCATCGTCTCTTCAGTGCTATCAACATCATCACCACGGACGACAAAGGTTTCATATCCTCGCTTGAATTCTTCAATCGATTCTTCGCCAATGATCCACGCCACCGGCTTGCTCAGTTCGCTCTTATTATCCATGCCGGTATTCCTTGATGTAGTCCAGCGCCTTCAGAATGGCCCAGCAGAAGAGGCTTAGTAACACGCCAGCGATGAAGTAACCGAAAGGCCCCGACACAGTGACTTTCATGGCAGAAACCAGCAGCACTGACGCGCCAAAAATTAGTGTGCGAATCACACCGATGAATATGTTCATTGTTGTTTCTCCTGGGCCTCGGCCCGTTGTGCCGGGATAATTCCATCAACCGGCAAACACTCATACTGAGGTGGCAACCCTTGCTGGTGGATATCAGCAAGACAATTTGAACGGTCTGGATATACCCAGCCCTGAGGGACGTAGTCACAAGGCTGATAGGTGTAGCAGACGAGAAGAAATAGGCCGAACATGTGGCACCCCTGAAAAGATTATTTATCTATTACGCAGTTGTAATCATTGTGGGTAAGCAACAGCCAATTATGGCCGTCGTCTTTTGAAAGTAAGCGCCAGCGTTTATTTACACGAACGGTCAGGTATTTCTTGCCATAAGTTCTTTTGGGGAATAATCGACCGGCGCGGAACTGTTTTAATTTTTCCAGCGCCTTCGCAGTAATCCACAAAGGCGCATTATTCAGGTTGATGCTCATTGCTGGTGGCCTTTCTGGGACAGAGTTTTCACCCGATAGCCCTCCCAATCAGCGCGGCTGTACCGACAAAACAATAGAACCCTGCTGTCACACCGATCCCCGCTAGGCTGGAGAAAAACAGCGTGAACATAATCAGTTCAAATACTTTTTTCATTGATCTTCACCACTCGCAACCTGAGGGTGTTGCTGCCGGTATTCGTTGAGAATGGTATTGATTTCTTCTCGGGTTCCAGGAAGGAGCAGTAGGACGTCACCCTCTTCACGAACCATTGGTGCCGCATCATAGAGCAGTTCACAGAGTCGGCGTGCGCGGGTAGCGTTGAATTGTGGCTGAGCGACGCTCTTAGTGATTTTTTTCTTGCCGGATTCTTCGGCCTTTTTCATTAAGCGCGCGGCTTCACGGTCGGCGTATACGCCGTGCTCGCGGTTAATTTGAATAGCCAGGGCATAGTTAATGGAACCTGCGCGCACCAGGCTCTTGATGTAGGGGCTGCATTCCTGCAATTGCAGATGCTGGAGGATATCGGACTCAGAACGCTTAACTTTCTTTGCGATCTCCGCGTTAGTCCAACCCTGATTAACCAGGCGTAGGTAAGCCGCGCCGCGCTCTATAGGGGTAAGCGCCAGCCCTTGTGAGCTGGTGACCATGAATGCGATTTTATCGGCCTCGGTGCCTTCGAAATCTTTACACTCAAGGCGTTTCACTTCATGACCGGCAGCAGTAGCCAGCAACGCGCCGTGGAAGCGGTGGTGACCGTCGATAACTTTCACGCCTTGCTCTGTTATTTCGACAGCCAGCGGCGGAATAAACTCCCCTGCAATAAACGCGTCCCTAAATTCTTCAACATGCGCTTGGTTTAATTCACGGACGTTATAGCCTTCCTCGGCATAAATTTCATTGAGTGGAACTAAAAAAGTTTTTCGGGTGGAAATATCAGAACCAATACTTTCACGTGCTGCATAACGCTGACTTAAAGTTGCCATAATTATCTTCCATTCTGAGGGGGTGAAAATGCTTCACTATGCGCCACACACGGTGGCGCATAAGACTGCACTTTATTTAATTGAGCCTTCATAAACCGGGATTTTTTCGAGCTGGTTTTCCAGGTCTACGACGATCTCAGTAAAAGCGTGCTCAACGATTTTTTTCGGTTCGATAAGTTCGTACCAAAGTGCTAAGCCGCCGTCTTTCAGGCGGTAGCGGATACGGGCCTCAACCTGGTAAGGCGCGCCGTTGTGGAATGGTGCGATAGCCAGACTGATTTTTTCAGGCAGGGAAGTATTACCAGAGCCATCCTTTTCATCGCTGTAGGACATCTGGAACGTACCGTCCTGCAGGCGACGCACAGACTTGAACTCAGCTTTACGCGTCTCTTGGAAAGCCAGCACCATTTCGAGCAGTTCTGTACCGGATGGGCCTTTATAGTTATCACTGACCGGCGCGATATCTTGGATGTGGTTTTCCAGGAACTCTGCAAAATCGGTCTGGTTCATGGGACGCTTGTCACGGGATGCCCACTCCTGCCATTCATCGGAATAGGGGCAGTCGTACACAGCGCGATGCTTTGCCCACTCTGGTGAGTTTGCCGCAGAGTGGTAATCCAGCACGGCCTCAATGCGGGTTTCAGATTTGTCGGCGAAGATTGCAGTACGCGGATCAGCGAACTTTTGAACGTAGGCGATCAGCGAGGACACCGAAATAAGACGTACTGCCTGACGAATCAGCGAAGGTTGAAGCTGAAAATGCTCGAGCGTTTTTACTTCATGGTTGTCAGGAACCACTGCTACCGGGATATCAGTTTTCGGCGTGAACGCGGTCAGTGCCAATTCCTGAATTTCGCGTACAGAGCCATTAGCGAGGCTTGCAAGTTCTTGCATGCTATTTTCCTTAATTAATATTAACGTTGCTGGCTAAATTAATTAGCCGTGGGCTTGCAGCTTAATAGGCGCTGCGGCGGGGGCTGTATCAATGACTTTCAAATCCATTTGCACTTGAGATGGATCATCACGCATTAAATCGCCATCGGCGGTTGAGAACATAATGGTGTCAGCACGATCCAGTTCAGGAATGGATTTCTTGACGTTCGGGGTGATTTTCATCGTGTTTTCGTCGCGGCTGTTCAACATCTGGCAATTCAGCGTCAAAGTAACAGCGCCTTTCTTGCCGGTTTCGCGAACCATTTTAATAACCTCGGCCAGAGCTTCGGTAAGCTCCTGGTCTAAGGTGCCTTTGTTGATATAAGCCAGCTGCTGGCTAAAGGGAGTGCATTTGCTTTCAGACATACTATTTCTCCTCGTCACATACAGAGAAGAACTCGGGCTGGGTGACGCCCTCCACGGTTAAATGGATGCCTGAATTCTTCTCTCTATGAAAAAGGGCGGCTCGCCTACGAACATTATCTTCATCCTCCTTTGGGTTGGTTGAAGCTCGGCGGCCGCCAAAGACTACACACAGCAAAAATTTAGAGCGGGTGCCCTTTTTGGCAGAGGATTTTGCGCAGGCGGGCGAAGAAGGTGAGGCGCACAGCTTGCACCGTAGGAGCCACGCGCATGGTATCGACAACGACTGTGTTAACATTGCGGTTGATCATGTTGAATCTCCGTTCTACAGGTCATGCCCCGGCAAAGATTGGCGTCTGCAGCCGGGGCTATTTATTTCAGAAGTACCAGCGGGCGTAGCTATTCAGCAGGCTGGCTTTATTGCAATGGCCATAAGCCTTGAATGCTCGGCGACGCTGTGAGCGCAATTCCCGGCGTGCTCGGCGGCGAATGCGGTTAGTCAAAACAATTTTGCGCATAGGAAGTCCTGCTATTGCGCCCCGTAGGGCGCGGTGGGTGTTAGCTGTTCAGTGCTGCTTTGGCTTCTTCAATCCGCGCAGCGGTTCCCGCGTTAGGCTCAAGTTGCTGAATGCGAATAGCGTCCTGCAATAACTTCGCGATGATGTGTTTCAATTCTTCGTTGCTCATCGTGTAACCCTCTGCTGTTAGTCGGCAATCTGACGAGCAAACCAGCGTTGCGCGCCTGCTGCGGTTTTAAAATCCCGGCTCTTGGTGAATGTCATCGCCGTAAACGTGCCATCACCATTTGGAAAAACGCCGGTCTTTACTGTTTCGTTGTTGCCCATATCGTGAGTAGTGTTCATCGCTAATCCTCAGTGGTTTTATGCCTACCGCCCCACACTGGCAGCGGCAGGGTAAATCCACTCCGTAACCGTTACATTTTCCTGTCCTCCAGTTGCTGCCTGTTCTCATGCTGGGTCAGGCTCCCGTGCTTATGTCCCCTTGCACCCGTCATGGCCGAAGCTGATAAGAACAAGTGGGGGTAAAAGTTATTTCGTCACCCAACTCTGTCCGCTGCATGCCGTTGGTGCCATACCCCCGTAAGGGCTGGGGACTGCCGGGTACTGAGTTGTGCAGATCTCTCTGCTCAGTGCTGGGTGACTAAACCTGATTGTTAAAGAGCATCCCGGTGGTTTGGGGTGACGTTGTTGCTGTCGATGGAGTTGATAATAGCCATGGGTATTATCAATAGCAATACGTATTAAGATTGAATCAATAGCAATTGCTATAATCATCTGTTTTGAAAGTAAATTTAGTTGGTAAAAATTTGTGCTAAGAGGTTTAGATAAGGTTTGTTGTGTGATTTCTGGCAGGGATTAACGCTTTGCAAATTCTTGAGAAAGGATTAAAGTTTGAAAATAACTGTACATATAAACAGTGTTTTTGAGTGTCACTTTTACACCCGGGGTTTCATATGATTGAAATGTTAGTGCGTCGTGCGGCGGGAGTGTACGAAAAAGAAACCCTGCCAGAGCAGGGTTTGGGGGATTACATTCTGAAGTCGCGTAGCAGTAGAACTACAACACCGATCAATGAGTCCGGCGCTAGTTCAATCAGTGGAACCCTGGCATCGTCAACGGATAAGTATCCATGCGACCCGCCATCAACGAAGCGATAAGCTGAAACTGAGCTGTTCACTTTTGCAACGACTAAATCACCGGAACCCGGCGTGGAGTCTGAGTCAACAATAACAATAGAGCCTGCAGGAGCTTCTGCGCATCCGCTATTTCTTTTGAGAATGAAGGCTTTCCATGATGGTGATGCTTTTCCTTTTGGAGAAATGACAAAATCGTCAGTAACCCCATTTTCATCCCATACCGGGATCTGACTGTATCGCTCTATCCGTGGGGTTATGGACGGAGTGTCCCCCTCCATCTCGCCAACGCCATTAGCCAGCCAATCAACATTCACACCCAGGGCATTAGCAATATCGACGAGACGCCCCGAAGTTTTTGCTTTTCCTTTAGTTAATCGCCAGATGGTCGGCTGCGCAACGCCTGACGCCTCAGCAAGGGCTGCTTGGGTCATGTTGTTGCGTTTGGCCATCGCCATGTTTAGGCGTTCTGCAAGTGTCGTTTTCATGCCAGCAAATTTATAGCCACGCGTATTGAGCGTCAAATTCGCTTTGCTATTGCAGTTGATAATACTCATTGCTATTATCATCCTTGAATAATACGTTTAAGGATTAAAAGATGAGCAAAGCTATCCAAAAAGCCGTAAGCATCGTAGGTGGACAGAAGAAATTAGCCATCTTATGCGGTGTATCACAACCAACAGTCTGGCGTTGGGTTCACGGAGGCGGCATTGACGCCCTTTACGTTAAGCGCATCGAGAAAGCTACTGGCGGAAAAGTTAAAGCCGTAGAGATTCGCCCAGACCTGTCAGACCTGATTACAACAAACTGATTTTTAACAAGGAAGATTATTACAGATGCAAACCGCAACAACACGCAACGAAGCTCAGGCGATCCAGAGCGACATCATGAGCCGCATTGCTGCTATCGGGGTGACAAGCCTGGCCGGCGCGATCGGCGTTGATAAATCTCAGGTGAGCCGCTGGCAGAGCAAAGGGGGGCTGGTGGAGAAAGCGAGCCTGTTGCTAGCCGCTACGGGCTTCAAGCGTTCGGAAACCATGCTGACGTTCAGGGGCGAGGAAGTTGCTGATCTTGCGCGCGGGTTAATGGCGATGCTGGAGCACATCCGGGAACCAAAGACGGAATAGGGGGCTTTATGGCCTGGGACACGTTTGTTTACGACAACATCAAGAAGCAGCTGGTGAAAGAGGGATTCAGCGAAGCGCTGGCTCAGGGGGGGGCATCACACGGAGCCGACCTTTACCGGAGGAAGTCGCAGGCGAGCAGGAAGGGGATGATTTATGACGACTGTCTCACGCTTGCGCGCCAGTACGTACTTGCGAGCTGTACCAAGGAAGAGAAGCCGGAATCAGGGAAGAAGAAAAGCCGAACAGCTGCAACTGCTCGGCCATCACTTTTCTAAAACCTAACCTGAGAGGTCGATTCATTATGGCAAACGTAGCGATCGGTAGCAACAGCCCGAAAATGACGAGCCGTGAAATTGCCGAGCTGACTGGCAAGCAACACGGCCACGTCATGCGCGACATAGAAATCATGTTGGAACAGCTGGGCGAAGGCCTAGATGGGTATATCCAGATTTGGAGACACCCCCAGAACGGCCAGCAATACCGGGAATACGCGCTCGACAGAGAACATACCGAATGTTTGGTGACCGGATACAGCGCCAGCCTGCGCATGAGGGTGATCAAGCGCCTGCACGAACTGGAGGGACAAAACTCCCCAGTACCGCAGACGTTGCCTGAAGCGCTGCGCCTGGCTGCTGATATGGCTGAACAGAAGGCAATGCTGGAGCAGAAGGTTCAGGCCGACGCACCGAAGGTGGCATTTGTCGATCACTACGTAGACGCATCAGGTTCAAAAAGCCTGCGCGCCACGGCCAAGGTTTTGAACATGCCGGAGAAAGCGATGATTGACGCGCTGATCCGCGACAAGGTTCTGTTCCGCCAGTCCGGGAATCTGCTTCCCCACGCTCTACGCCAGCGCGACGGGCTATTCACCGTCAAAACTGGCACGTCTGATTTTGGTCACGCCTTCACGCAAACCAGGGTAACGCCGCGTGGCATCCATTGGATTGCTGAACGTTACGCCTCTGAGCTGATGGCGAGCTAACCATGAGCCAATCAACCCCGCTGGATAGGAAATATGTCGATGACCACGGCAACCCCGTGAAGGTCATCCGGTGGGAACGTGTAGAGCGTCAGGTGATTTTTATGAGAGAGGGCTATCCGCATGAATGTATGCAACCTCTTGAAAGATTTAAAGAGAAATTTAAGCGAGTGGACATATGAGCGCCTTAATGCAGCTTCTTGATCGGCCCATAGCTTACCAGCCGTCTTTCGTCGGCCTGGGGGTTGGGGTGACCGGCGCTGTTCTGCTGTCGCAGTTGGTTTACTGGCATAACCGAATGGATGCCGGCTGGTTCTACAAAACCCAGAAAGAGATCCGCGATGAAACAGGCCTTACGCGTGAGGAGCAGGAAACGGCACGCCGTCGCCTTATCTCCGCTGGGGTGCTTGAAGAGGATCGCCGTGGTGTACCAGCAAAGCTCTATTTTCGGGTTAAAGCCGATGCTCTTGAGTTGCTTCTTCTGAAGAAAATCAAAGAGAAAACCCAGAATGCGGGAAACCCTCATTCCAGTATGCGGGAATCCCGCATTCAAGAGTGCGGCAATGCCGCAGACAAGAATGCGGAAAACCCTCAGACAAGTTTGCGGGAAAGCAGCGCGCCAGATTGCGGGAATCCCGCAGACATTCATACAGGAGATTACACAGAGATTACTTCAGAGATTACAGCAGAGAAAAAACCTGTACGTCCGCCGGCTGCGCCGACAGACCAGCCGCAAGAGGATTCTTTGAAAATCGATTACGACGAAGTGCTTCGCATCTTCCGCACCACGCTGCCAGAACTGCCTGACGTCTTGAAGATGACCGACGGGCGCCGCAAGGCACTGCGCAAGCTCTGGAAGGACTACGAGATGGACATGGAACGCTGGGGCGCTTACCTGCGGTACATCGCGAAGAAATGCCGCTGGATGCTTGAAGACCGCCCAGACACGAACAGCGGCAAGACCTGGCGCAAAAAGGACTTCGACTACCTGATCACTGAGAAATGCTACCTAAAGGTCAAGGAAGAGCGGGCTGATGATCTCCCGAAAGTACAGCGCCAGGACAGCGCCGCCCGCGAAGAGGCTTATGTCCGCCTGGTATCCCAACGGCAGCAACCACGGAACGAGGTGGAGAAGCTTGCGAAGGAGATGGCCGGATCCCTTGGTCGCATGACCGATTACGACGCCCGCCGAGCCTGGACGGGGATTTGGGCTCAGGCAGTAGCCAAGGCCAGTGAGAACGATTTAGCGAGGATTGCCTGATGAGAGCGATAGTCAAAGCAGCTGTGCAGCGTGATCTGGGTATTGCCCTGATACCGGTTGACGAAAAGCTGGCGTTTCACATGACGGGCCGCGTGATGGTTTCCACGCTGCCGAAAGAGTTCAAAGACGCCCCTGAAGGCATCCTACCGGCGGTGGAGCATGAGATCGCCAACGACCCACGGTTACAGGGTTTCTTCGCCCATGAGCGCGTCATAGACGCCTGCGGCGGGGTTAACGCGATTGAAGCCTGGGCGACGCAGTTCACGAAATGCCAGTACAGCAAACATGACCTGCCGGAGACAATTCTGGACACCGAGCGTGTTGGTAATTCGGCTGTTCGCATCTGCCCCGGTTGCTACAAAAAAAGCCTGGGTGTGTCGCCGAAGCTGGAAAAAATCGCCGCCCGCAACACGGCGCGCTGGGTTGTGGCAACGGCAAAACACCGCCTGAAGTCCGAAGGACAGCTGACAATCCCTGAACTGATGCTGTGGGCCATGCTGTCCGGCGTATTCGACCTGATTCCCGATGACGTCGCGCGCACCGTTACCGATTTACCGGAGCCGAAGGTGATCACCGGCACCCGCAAGGAGTCCGAGATGGACTGCACCCCGGCGGCCACTGCGATTATTTCCAAGCAGGCGGTTAAGTGCTTCACCGTGGATCCTGAACCTCCAATGGCTTTCCTACTGCGTCCCAAGCTGACTAGGGTTGAAGACAGCAAATACACCCGCTGGGTTAAATCACAGAAGTGTTTAGGTTGCGGCGCCAACGCTGACGACCCCCATCACATCATCGGCCACGGTTTGGGCGGCATGGGAACCAAGCCCAGCGACTACCTGACAATCCCGTTGTGCCGCACATGTCACCGCAATTTGCATGACGACCCAGCGGCCTGGGAAGCCGAGCATGGGAGCCAAACAGATTTGTTTGCGCAGTTCTTCGACTACTCGGTACGCATGGGGGCAATTTCGTGAAGACGTATCAGATAACGCCAATCCCTAAACCTCGTATGACACAAAAAGACCGGTGGGCCAAGCGCCCGCCAGTTCTGCGCTACCGGGCATTCTGCGACGAGGTGAAATTGAATCGAATCTCGCTGCCTGAGAGCGGTTATCACGTGACGTTTGTTTTACCCATGCCAGATAGCTGGAGCAAGAAGAAACGCGCTGAGATGGCTGGGAAACCGCATCAGCAGAAGCCAGACAAGGACAATCTGGAGAAGGCATTGCTGGATGCCATTTTTGAGGACGACTGCCGCATCTGGGACGGTCGAGTAACAAAGATTTGGGGCGAAGTAGGTCAGATAATCATCGGGAGAATCGAATGAGAGACATCCAGCTAGTTTTAGAGAGATGGGGCGGTTGGGCTTCGGGTGATAACAGTGGCGTTGACTACTCGCCTATAGCTGCTGGTTTCAAGGGGTTGCTCCCCCAAACCGGAAAATCGCGGCTTGCCTGCTGCGATGATGACGGACTGATTATAGAAGGGTGCATGGCTCAGTTGAAACGCCGCCGCCCAGATGAGTTTCAGCTCGTGGTGCTTCACTATGTCTGTAACATGCAGAAGCGCGCTATAGCCAGAGCATTCAAAAAGGACGAGAAGCTGATCAGGATAGGGTTGCAGATGGGGGAAAACTTCATAGAAGGGTGCTTGTCGATGTTGGATATCAGCCTGGAGATGGACCTGGAAACTGAACGGGAAAATATTTATGAGAAAAAGCTAACGCGGTCCGCAAATTGTGTTTTAGTCTGATAAGAGTGGTTACGCAGTGACGTAGCTTATCAACTTTCAAAACCTCGCTTCGGTGGGGTTTTTTTGACTCAAAATGTTACAACTTTTCAGTCTTATCATGTAATATATTAGTATTGCTATTTTATTTGGTTAATTTTAAATGTTTTCTCTAGAAGAAATTGCTCAGATAACATACAACACCATGCAACTGTATTTTGACCAGCGCAAAATCGATCTTGCTGTGGGGCCCATTTCTGACGATGATGCCAATACCCTTACAAGGGCTTATGGAGACTTGAACTGGGAATACTACATATCTACTCTTGGCAACCAAGATGATTGTTTTAGCTTATGTATCAAGTTTGTAACATCATCAGAACATCGTCTAGTCGAGAGTGCTCCTGCTGGTGCCGCCATGTCAATTTTTGATGCAAGAGATAAGAGCCTAAACATTCATATCGTAGAAAACTTTGTTAAAGATTCGGAAAAACACCCGTTGCGTAGAAAAATGGTGTTGTATACCCTCTACGCAAGCATGATTTTCTTGAATATGGCCGGAAGTGATGTTATACGTATACATGAACCGGTTGAAGACAAGATTGACTACTATGCATCGTTTGGTTTTACTATGGATCCGTGTGGTTACATTATGTCTAGTAACTTTACCAAACTGCAGCAAGAGATGGTCAAGAGAGCAAGTTAGTGCTTGACACTGTCTTATAGTCAGATAGTGTATACCTTGCTATAATGTAGCAACCAGTTAAAGGAATTGCTGGTTTAATTTTGAGATTACAAACACTTACGAGTTTGACATGACGTAGCCTTGCCTAGAAGTAGGCCCGTTATGTGGGTTTTTGTACCCTTTTTATGTGAAGAAATGGCTGTCCGAGACTGTGTTGAGGAACTCAACACACCCTAGAGGAGCCATTAGGGGTGTGTAAATCTCTATAATATAGTGTGGAACCTATCGTTCCTTAGAGGTGACGTATGAGAATGCAAAAAGAGCCAATGTTTGATATCGCGCAGAGCTACAAACTGGCTGGAGAGGCTTTGGAATTCCTAATGAAGGTTGGGCCAGCTTTAGAGGAAAACGCTCAAGCACCTAGCCAAGAGAAGCAAGGCCGCCATCGTAGTAAACAAGCCGCCTAATCTAAAGACTGTACTTTTTGCGACCCGCCGTTGGCGGGTCTTCTTTTAGTAGTATCCACAAGCAGTTCACCAAATTTATGAGCCTCGACTTTTTAGTCGGGGCTTTTTCATTTTCAGCCCCAACCAACATCCGACACACACCTGGCACACCCCGTATCGCCAAATCGTTTACGGCTGGTGGCTGATCCTTTCCTACAAACAGCACAGCCCGATAGCCGGGAGGTGGAGTCATGAAGATGCCAAACAATCCTCACAACTGGGCAGAGCTCAGCGACATTCTTGCGGCCTGGTGGCGCGGTGACGTGCCGATTGGTGGCGTCGTCATGGCTGTCGTAATGGCCGTTCTTCGGATGGCGTATGCCGGCAGCAGCTGGAAAGAGACCATATTCGAAGGCTTGATGTGTGGCGCCTTGGCACTGACCACATACTCAGCCCTGGATTATTTCGACGTACCCAAAGCCTTAACGGTTGGCATCGGCGGATTTATTGGCTTTGTCGGTGTGAAGAAACTCAGCTCGTTCTTGTCTGGTTACGTGGGTAATCGCTTTGGCGGGGGCAATCAGAATGCAGATAAGTAAAAGCGGCATTGAGCTGATCAAGCGCTTCGAAGGCCTACGCCTGAAAGCCTATCAGGATTCGGTGGGGGTCTGGACGATTGGTTACGGATGGACGCAACCGGTAGACGGTAAGAAGATCGGCCCAGGCATGCAGATTGATCAGGCGACTGCCGATCGACTACTGAAATGCGGCGTTGTGCAGTATGAGCAGGGCGTTAATCAGTTGGTGAAGGCGCGCATCACTCAGGGGCAATTCGATGCGCTGGTGAGCTTTGCGTATAATCTCGGCTTGCGATCGCTGAGCACATCCACGCTTCTGCAAAAACTGAACGCTGGCGATAAGCAAGGCGCAGCAGGCCAGTTCGGCCGGTGGGTAAATGCTGGCGGTAAAAGGCTTGATGGTCTGGTTGCACGGCGTGCAGCAGAGCGCGAGATGTTTTTGTCATGAAGTGGCCGTTAGAGCATTGGCAGGCCGTTATCGTGGCCGTGGTGCTCTCTCTGCTGGCATATTTCGCTTACAGCAATCAGGCACTGCGCCAAGAGCGCGACAAATTGCAAGCGGCCAACAGCCAGCTGTCTGGCCAGCTCGACTGGCAGAACGGCACACAGCGCGCGGTGGCCGCCATCGACGATCACCGCACCCAGGAACTGAACGATGCCAAGAATCAGATTGATGCTCTGCAGCGCGCTGTTACCGCTGGCGCTCGCAAGCTGCAGCTCGCCGCCACGTGCCCAACCCCCAGCACCACCGGCGTGGTTGATGCAACCGGCCCCCGACTTACTGACGCCGCTGAGCGGGATTATTTTCGCCTCCGAGAGCGAATCGAAACCGCCCGCAGCCAAATAGCTGGCTTACAGGACTATATCAGGCAGGTTTGCCTCAGATAGCATTACAGGTGGCATAGGTGACACTCGCTAAGCGCTACCAACCTGCAGCTATAGTGAACTAATAGATGGTGGATTTACTTTCACCGTGCATTTCGCATGGATATAATGCCTTGGCCATTTGGCAACATAAAAGGTGCGACATGAAAAACGGTATCTATTTCGTTACATTCAAAAGCAATAACAATGATGTTGGTCAAGGAACTGTTGTTGTTAAAGACAACGCCATTAACGGTGGCGATTTTGGTTTCACCTACCAAGGTCATATCCAAGGAAATAAATTGGATTTGCATGTATCACAGCATAACCCTCAGGCAGTTAATGTTATCCAAGGTGTAAATAATTACACCATGGAAATGGTAATTGGGGAAGAAGGCGGTGGCTATGTATTGGCTGGCGCTGTCAAAGGAATTCCTCAAGCACAGCTAAAGGTTATTGCTAAGTTTATTGGCGATTTAGTTTAATTCCTCTAGATCTCACATAACCCGCTTCGGCGGGTTTTTTTATTGCCAATCACAGAGCAGCTTTACGAGGCTGCTGCGTGATGCAGATAAGCCAACTGGAGAGCAAAATTAAGGAGTCGAAATGACGCTGACAGAAGAACAGAAGGCGCTTTTCGATGCCCTGACGAAGCTGCAAAAGAAATTCGTTACCTGCCTATTGAATGGCGACCGCCAGGCGGAGGCCTACCGTAACGCGGGAGGGAAAGCGAAGGGCGAAGGAGTCCACTCGAAAGCCGCCGTGATGGTAAGAAATGGTAACGTCCAAGCCTTCCTCAAGTCCGTGCAGTACGAAGCCATCAACGAGGCGATCATGACGCGCACCGAAGCGCTGGAGCGTTTGTCGAAGATGGGCCGCACAGCGCTGACAGATATCGCAGAATTTAAAAACTGCCAGATAGGTGAGGACGAAGAGGGCAAACCGGTTTATCAAGCGTCCTGGTCATTCCGCGATTCAGCGTTGCAAGACCCTGAAGCGATGGCGGCCGTTGCCGAACTGACGACGGGCAAGGACGGCATCAAGTTGAAGATGCACGACCCGAAGGTGGCGATTAAGCAGCTCGGCGAAATGATGGGCTGGGAAGCACCGAAGAAAACCGAACTATCCGGCCCTGGCGGCGGTGCTATCAAGACCGAGAACACCAACATGTCAGCCGAAGAGGCGGCAGAGGCCTATCGTAAGCTGATGGGGTAAAACTGCTGAAAACACCCCGGAAATTCAATTTCAGGGCTATGCAAAAACACTCCTGTTTTATGCATCATTTATGCAGTCCGTTTCTGACCACTACGGCGAGAAAACCCTAACAAATCACCCACTGAGCGTAATCAGCGGGTGAGTGCTGTTTCGCCGGTGCGGGTAACGGTCATTATGTTAAATAACTCCATTTTTCACACATTTTTCCCAGAGTAGCGAGCTATGCCTATTCCGTTCCCGTTCGACTTCAAAAACCCGGATTACACCCAGGTGTTCGAATGGCGGATGGAGCGCCTGCAGCGCATCAGGGCTAACCCGGAAACACTGCCTGCTATTCGCGAGTTTTACCGCACCAACCCGGCTCAGTTCATTATCGACTGGGGTATGACGACCGATCCCCGCAACATCGACTACGGCCTGCCGGTGACAATCCCGTTTCTACTGTTCCCCAAACAGGAGGAGTGGATCCACTGGATTATGACGCGCCGGGAAAACATGGAAAATGGCATCACGGAAAAGAGCCGTGAAATGGGGCTGAGCTGGACGGCGATCGGGCTGGCTTGCTCGCTGTGCCTGTTCAACAAAGAAATGGTGATTGGCTTCGGTTCCCGCAAAGAGGAATACGTAGACAGCACCGGCGACCCGAAGGCGCTGTTCTGGAAGGCGCGAAAATTCGTTGAAACGCTGCCGGTGGAATTTCGCGGCAGCTGGAGCGAAAAAAAACACGCCCCCTATATGCGCGTTGAATTCCCCGATACGGGCGCCGTTATCAAAGGCGAGGCTGGCAATAACATTGGACGCGGTGACCGCACCACGCTCTATCTGGTGGACGAGGCGGCATTCTTGCAGCGCCCTTTACTGATCGACGCTGCGCTGTCGCAGACAACGCGCTGCCGTATCGATTTGAGTTCGGTCAACGGCATGGCTAACCCATTCGCCCAAAAACGTCATAGCGGAAAAATACCGGTGTTCACGTTCCACTGGCGTAGCGATCCGCGCAAAGACGATGCCTGGTATCGCAGGGAATGCGACAAAATCGATAACCCGGTGGTGGTGGCGCAAGAGCTCGACCTTAACTACAGCGCATCCGCCGAGGGCGTGCTTATTCCGTCCGATTGGGTTCAGGCCGCTGTTGATGCGCATATCAAGCTGGGTATTCAGCCTACTGGTAAACGCCTTGGCGCAATGGACGTTGCAGACGAAGGGCGCGATAAAAACTCATTTTCGACCCGTCACGGCTTCCTGCTGGAGAACGTCCGCGAGTGGTCAGGCGTTGGCAGCGACATCTACCAGTCGGTTGAGAAGGTTTTCGGGTTCTGCGACGCGGACAACATCGATGAGTACCGTTTCGACGAGGACGGATTGGGGGCTGGTGTTCGCGGCGACGCCCGCGCCATCAACGAGCTGCGTAAAGCCGCCCGCCGGCCGATGATTCTGGCGACCCCATTCAGGGGGAGCGGCGCGGTATTTGATCCCGACGATGAAGCGGTACGCGGCGACAATGGCCAGCAGGCGCGGCTGAACAAAGATTTCTTTGCCAACGCCAAAGCGCAGAGCTGGTGGCGTCTGCGCAAGTTGTTCCAAAACACCTACCGCGCGGTTGTCGAAAAAATGCCGTACAACCCCGACGAAATCATCTCCATCAGCAGCACGATGGAAAACAAAGACAAACTCATCATCGAACTTTCACAGCCGACCTACTCAATCAACGGGGTGGGTAAAATTGTTGTGGACAAACAGCCTGACGGCACCAAATCGCCCAACCTGGCCGACTCGGTGATGATCAGTTACGCGCCAATGAATTCAGCCCTGAATATCTGGGAGCTGTTAGGGAGACAGGCCTGATGGCACGAAATAAACCCACCTCAAAGCGGACGGCACAAGCCACCGCTGACGGGTACGAGAACTTTGTCGCCCGCGTTGGGATGCAAACCTCTAATCAGCACTCAGCATCGACTTACCGGGCAAACTTCACCAGCCGCAACCGCATGATGATTGAGTGGTCATATCGCTCATCATGGGTGATTGGTGAAGCCGTAGATGCCATCCCTGACGATATGACCCGCAAAGGTATTCGCATCACGTCAGAGATTGACGCGAAAGACCGTGGTGTTATTGAGTCGCAACTGGACAACATGCAGATCTGGGATGCACTGAATGACGTGCTGAAATGGTCACGGCTCTATGGCGGCGCGGTTGGCTTCATCATGATTGAGGGGCAAGCGCCGTTTACGCCGCTGCGCCTGGAAACGATTGGCGAAGGTAAGTTTAAGGGCATCCTCCCGCTTGACCGCTGGATGATTAACCCTGTGCTCACCCGCCGCATTAAAGAGATGGGGCCAGACCTCGGTAAGCCCGAATTCTACGACGTTGTGACGACCGCTACGGGCATTCCCGCCTGGCGGATACATCACAGCCGCCTGATCCGGTTCGACGGCGTTACGCTGCCATTCCAGCAGAAAATGACCGAGAACGAATGGGGGATGTCAGTTGTAGAGCGCATCTGGGACAGGCTGACCGCATTCGACAGCGCTACCGTAGGCGCTGCGCAGCTGATCTATAAAGCACACCTGCGTACCTACAGTGTGGAGAAGCTTCGCGAACTGATCGCGCTTGGCGGCCCCGCGTTTGAGGCACTTCTGAAAAATATCGACCTTATCCGCCAGTTCCAAAGCAATGAGGGCATGACCCTCATGGATACCAAGGATAAGTTTGAAACGCACCAGTACAGCTTCAGCGGGCTGGATGACGTCATTTCACAGTTTGCAGAGCAGATCAGTGGCGCCGTCGGCATTCCGCTGGTGCGCCTGTTCGGTCAGTCACCGAAAGGTTTCTCAACGGGTGATGCTGATCTTGCCAACTACTACGACCGCGTCAGCTCGCTGCAAGAGCGCCGCCTGCGTCTGCCGCTTCGGAAGGTGCTCGACATCATGCACCGCTCTGAGCTGGGCAAGGAGCTGCCGGAGGACTTCACCTTTGAGTTTAACCCGCTGTGGCAGATGTCCGACGTTGACCGATCAACAGTGGCGGTGAACACCGTGACGGCCATCAGCACTGCGCTGAATGACGGGCTGATGTCGCCAAAGGCTGCGATGACGGATTTGCGCGAAAACTCGGATGTGACGGGTATTGGTGCATCGATCACTGATGAGGACATCGATAATGCGCAGTCGCAGTATGAGGAGCCTGAACTTGAAACCGGCCCTGCGCCGGCGTTCCGAAATCCAGTATCAGAAAAGCCTACTGGGGATAGTCAGTCAGATAAATCAGATCGTAACTGGCTCCTACGATGGTTCCCAGGCAAGCGCTGACACGGTAGCCGATCACCTCATCGACTACTCTCAGGTGCTGGACGACTGGGCGGCAATGGTAGGTCAGAAAATGTTCCTGCAGGTGGAGCGCGAGGAGTGGAACCAGTGGAAATCGGTATCACAGCAGATTTCCGAGGGGCTTCGGGATGTAGTCGGCAACACGCCGATCGGCCAGGTGACACAGGATATCGTTTACCGGCAAATCCAACTGATGAAGTCGCTCCCCCTGGAAGCCGCCGACCGTGTTCGCGAAATCCAGCAGCGTGCCATACAGGCCACCATTCACGGCGAACGCCCCGATGCGCTGTACGAGATGATTATGCAGTCCGGTGATGTGGCGGCCAGTAGAGCGAAGATGATTGCCCGCACGGAGATCGGACGCGCCACGGGGGCACTGACGCAGGCTCGAGCGCTAGCGGTTGGTTCTGAGGGTTATTGGTGGCGCATCGAGGGCGCCGGCACGCGACCATCGCATAAAAAAATGCGGGATAAGTTCGTGTACTGGTACAACCCACCGACGCTGGACGGAATGACCGGTCACGCCGGTTGCCTGCCGAATTGCAAATGCTGGTCTGAGGTTCACATACCAGGGCCAAGAAAGTGAAAAATACGGGCTTCGGTATCGAATCACGTTGAACTGCAATAGCGGCGAATTGTTGCGAAAATGTTGTGGTGAAAAACGTGGGCTTTCGGCCGAGAAATCTGTGGGTTTTACGCCTCTCAGCCCGCATTTACAGCGAGTGCCGATCGCATGGTGCGCAAAAGGTCTATTATGTTAAATACGCCGGAAATCGGCGAAATTATCCCTCTCGAAACTGGTCGCGCAAGCGGCATTTTTTATGCCCTCCATTCAGCAGGTAACCCATGAAATATTTCTTCAACACCCAACTGGGCGAAACTCGCTATCAAATGGCTGATGGGGGCTTGCTTTGCAAGGATGTGCCGATCGCCCGAACAGGTACGCAAGTCTACTCAGCCAAAGACCTGCCTAATCTGAAGCCGAACGCAGCGGGTGAAATCATCGTCAGACGCTCGCCAGAGCAGGTATTCGATCCTGCTACGCTGGCCTCGTTTGAAGGGATGAGCATCACGGTGCTGCACCCAGAGGACGCGGAAGGCAACGTTCGCCTGATCAATCCGCAGAACTGGAAAGAGCTGGCGCATGGTCATATCCAGAACGTTCGGCGCGGTACAGGCGATCAGTCCGATCTGATGCTGGCCGACATCATCGTCAAAGATGAGTACGCCATCCAGTTGATTGAGGAAGGTTTGCGGCAGGTGTCGTGCGGCTATGACGCAGAGTACGAACAAACGGCCCCTGGTGCAGCTGACCAGGTGGACATCAAAGGTAACCATGTGGCTCTTGTTCCAAAAGGCAGAGCCGGAAATCGTTGTGCAATTGGAGACAGAGACACAATGGCAACTCAAAAGAAAAGCTGGCTACAGCGCCTTCGTTTCGCCCACAAGACAGGTGACGCGGACACGATGAACGAACTGCTGGACTCTGCTCCGGCAGCCGTGACAGTGGATGAGGGGGATTTGCCAAGCGGCGTAAACCTCAACATCAATCTTTCACCTCAGCAGCCGCTCCCGAAGAAAGATCCGGAGATGGGCGGCGAGCCTACCGGCGACGGTGAGGACGATATCAAAACCTTGCTGAAAGCGCTGCTGGCAAAACTCGAAGGGACGCCAACTGGTGACAATGGCGAAAACCCTGAAGACAAGAACAAAAAAGAGCCCACCGGCGACGGCGAGGACGACGAAGAAGAAACGACCATTACCGGCGATTCTGCTTACCGTGCGGAAGTCATCGTTCCTGGTATCGACCTCAGCCGCAAGGTGAAGCCAACCGCCTTTAAACGTGACGTGCTGGCCGCTGCTGATAAAGCGCTGGTTCGCCAGGTGGTGGGTGATGCTGATATCAGCAAACTACCGAAACAGTCGGTAAACATGGCCTTTAACGCTATCTCTGAGATTGCGAAAGGTCGCAACACCCGAGAAATCACAGGTGACGCGCAGCGCCTGAATCTTGGCCCCCAAAACATCTCCGCCCTGAACAAGCAGAACGCCGAATTCTGGTCTAACCGAAAAGGATAAAACAATGACTTCATACCTGTACCGGATGCCTGTTGGCATTGCCGGGGCTATCTCTCGCCCGCAGGATTTGACCGTAGAGCCGGTAATCCTCAAATCCGCTAACGCCTTCCCGGCTTATGGCCTGGCGGGGAAAATCGACGCAGATGGATTCTTTGTGCCGCTGGCTGACGGTGACACCGCCGACAAAGTGAAAGGCATCTATGTCCGTCCTTACCCAACCACGTCGCAGCCTGACATGGTTCGTCAGGTGGGCACAGACAAGAACTTCCCCGGCGATGCAATGAAGCGTGGCTACATGACGGTTAACGTGGGCTCCGATGCCAGCACCATCAAAAAGGGCGCACCGGTATACATCGTCGTTTCCCCTGACGCTTCTATCGATGTTCCCCTGGGCGGTTTCATGGCGACGCTGGTTGCCGACAAAACCGTTCTGCTGCCTAACGCAGAATTCACTGGCGCCGGCGATGCCGACGGCAACGCTGAAATCTCCTGGAAGATTTAAGGAAAAGACGAATGATTACTTTTGATCAGGCAACCGTTGATAGCTCCGGTGCGTTTCTCATCGGCGAGCTGGAGCGCCTCGACCAAACGCTGAACTTGCCGCTGGTTGGCTATACCTGGAGCCGTGATATTCAGCTGCGTGAAGACGTGTCGATTGCTGATGACATCTCCAGCTGGACAAACACCAGTTTCGGCGCTGCCGGTACTGGCGCAAACCCGAACGGCAAGAACTGGATCGGTAAAGACTCTACCGCCATTGCTGGTGTGAACGTCGATATCGGTAAAGACGGCAACCCACTGAACTTGTGGGGCATGGAATTGGGCTGGACTGTTGTAGAACTGGCAGCAGCGCAGCAGGTAGGCCGTCCGATCGATACCCAGAAATATGAGGGCATGCAGCTCAAGTGGCAGATGGACAACGATGAGCAGGTTTACATCGGCGACGACTCTCTGGGGCTGAAGGGATTGACCAACCTGGTCGGCGTTACGCTGAACAACGCGGCGAAGACCTGGGCGGCGTCCACCAATGACGAAATTCTGGATAGCGTGAACAGCATTTTGTCGAATGCCTGGGCCGCATCTGGTTATTCCGTTGTGCCTTCTGATCTGCGCATTCCGCCTGAGCAGTATTCTTTGCTGGCGAGCCGCAAGGTTTCCGAGGCGGGTAACATGTCTCTGCTGAGCTATCTCTCGGTTAACACCATTGCATACCATCAGAACGGCGTGCCACTGGAGATCAAGGCCGTCAAATGGCTGAAGAAACGCGGTGTTGGTGGCAAGGATCGCATGGTGGCTTACACCAACGACAAGAAATACGTCCGCTATCCGCTGGTTCCTCTGCAGAGCGTGCCTATTCAGTATCGCGGCCTGTACCAGATCGCCACCTACTACGCCAAGCTGGGTGCGGTTGAGCCGGTGTACAAAGAAACCCTGTCCTACGTGGATGGCATCTGATCACCAGAACGGCCCCGCAAGGGGCCTGAAGGATTACCGAAATGACAAAAGAAAAGCTGGTTACGATCCACGTACACACCCCATTCAAACTCACCCACGCGGATAATTCGGTGCAGGAATTCGGCAAGGGGCGCCACAACGTTCCCGAGTCTGTGGCCGCTCACTGGTTTGTCGAAGCGCACACCGAAGCATTGGGCGATTTCACCCCGCCAAATCTCGACGAAGCCGGTGCGCAACGCATTGCTGAACTGGAAGGCAAGGTTACCGAACTGCAGCGGCTTCTGGAGATTGAAAAGGACAAGGTGGTAGAGCAAACCGAACAGCTGCAGGCAGCTGCTGCCGGCCTAGTTGAGCGCAACGAACAAATCACCGCGCTTAACGCCCAGGTGGCGGATCTGACCGCACGACTGGAGAAATCCAATGGAGCAGCCAAGAAATAAGTCACTGCCAACGTCGGCAGACTTTCGCCGCGACTTCCCGCAATTCACTGATGCCGTCACCTACCCAGAAGCGCAGATTCAGTTTCGCCTGAACCTGGCTGACATCCTGCTGAGCGAAAAAGTAACTGGCGCCAAAATATTCCCCTATCTGGTGGAGTTATTTGTGGCCCATTACATGGCGCTCTTTGCTCAGGATCAGCGGTCTGCAGCGGCTGGCGGCGCGGGCGGTGCATCCAGCGGCGTCCAGACATCAAAATCGGTTGATAAAGTCAGCGTGAGCTATGACTCAAGCGCGACGCTTAACCCTGATGCTGGATTCTGGAACAACACGCGCTACGGCACGGAGTTCTGGCAACTGATCACGATGTTCGGGGCAGGCGGCCGGCAGCTATGAAAAGCGGGCTCAAGGTCAGGAAGGACAACGCCGAATCGGTGCAGTCGTCTTTGCGCTCGCTGTCAAAAATGGATGTGCTGGTGGGCATTCCAGAGGCTAACGCAACGCGTGAAGATGGCGAGAGCCTGAATAACGCGGAGATCGGCTATCTGCAATCTACCGGCGCCACGGTGCAGCTTGGCGGTCAAACCGTCACGCTTCCACCACGCCCGTTTCTGGATATGGGGATCGAGGACACCAAGCCGCGAACCACTGAGCACCTGAAGGCGGCGGCCGTTGCCGCGCTGAACGGCAAAACGGAGGCGGCGCAGCGGGAGCTTGAAAGTGCTGGCCAAATTGCGCGGGATGGCGCCAAGGCGGTCATTGGTTCCGGTGACAGGCTTCATCCGCTCTCTGAGATGACGAAGGCTAACCGGCGTGCCAAAGGCATTCCGGGCGACAAGCCGCTCTATGCGCATGGCTACCTGCTGCGCTCAATCACTTACGTGGTAAGGAGTAAATAATGCCGCTTCTCGACGTGACCGAGGTGCTGCTGGATCCTGATTTTGTCGATACAACGTTGGTTTGCCACCGGCAGATTCAAGAGCGTGACGACGACAACTTCACGACCAATACTCAGCAGGATGTTCCTTTCTCCGGTGTGGTGACCGTTGACCGCTCACTGGAAGCGCGCCGTATGGCCGCCGGTCAGAACATCAACGGTGCCATTCTCATCGTGACGCAATTTCGGCTCACACAGGGCCAGCCTGGTCTTGATGCGGATGTCGTGACCTATCGGGGCAGGAAGTACCGCGTGACGTTTGTAGACCCGTATACGGCGTATGGCGCCGGGTTCGTTCAGGCACATTGTGAGCTGATGGAGTTTGACGGAGGATCACCCGTTGAGTAACGACAGCACAGCGCCCGGATACCTGACGCCGGTCAGTGATGGGCCAACCTACGACGAAGCGCTTGAACGCCAGATTAGTCGGTGGATCCGTGGCGTTACCGGCATGGATAAAGACAACGTTTATCCGCGCTGGACTGACCCGCAACCGCAGATACCGAAAAACGGCACTACCTGGTGCGCCTTCGGTATTACCGGCGTGCAGGAAGATGCCAACCCCGCGTATATCCAGGGCGCTGAAAACGCCGAGCAGTGGTCGCACGAAACCATCGATATCCTGGTGTGCTTCTACGGCCCGCAGGGCATGACGGTAGCAACCCGTTTCCGTGATGGCCTGTTTGTCTCGCAGAACAATGACGAGTTGAAAAACAGCGATCTGACCCTGCTCGACTGTGGGCGGATATTCAACCTTCCAGAACTCATCAACAACCAGTGGGTGCGCAGGTATGACATCGCCGTGCGCCTGCGTCGCAAAGTGATCCGCGAGTACGGCATCAAGTCGCTGGTGGAAGCACCGGTTCAATTCTTCGGAGAATAATCTATGTCACAGGGCTTACCTGTATCGAACATCGTCAATGTGACGGTGAATATGGCGCTGCGCGCTGCACAGGGGCGCAATTTCGGCGCGCTGCTGATCGTCGGTGGCTCTGATGTCATTGACGGCAGTCAGCGCATGCGCAGCTATTCGGGTATTACCGACGTTGGCGCAGATTTCGGCATGGAGGCGCCGGAGTACAAGGCCGCTAACCTGTATTTCCAGCAGACGCCGCAACCGCGCACGCTGTACATCGGCCGCTGGATTAAAGAAGACCAGGCGGCGCTGTTGCGCTGTGCCATTCTGACGCCGGCGCAGCAGGCGATCAGCACCTGGGCATCGGTGACCGACGGCGCGATGAAAATCAGCATCGACGGCACCAACAAGACGATCACCGCCGTGGACTTCTCAGCAGAAACCAACCTGAACGGCGTGGCCGCACGGATTGCGGAAAAGCTGACCACAGCTAATGTGACGTGGGACGCAGTGAACAGCCGATTCATCATCACCTCAAAATCGACCGGCGCATCGTCGGCGGTGGGGTATGGTTCGGCGAACACGGCAGGAACGGACATCTCGGCAATGATGGGGGCGGTGCAGAACGCTGGCGCGCTGGCTATCCCGCGTGCGGCTGCTGAAAATATTCAGTCCTGCATCTACAAACTGGCCGACATGTCTACCGGCTGGTATGGCCTGCAGATCGCCGACACGTCTCTGAGCGATGACGATGTGATCAGCGTGGCGGCCTTTATCCAGTCCGATGATGTTTCCCGCATCTTCGGTTACACCACGCAAAACACCGGCGTGCTGGATCTGGACAACGAGAACGACATCGCCAGCAAGCTGAAAAACGCCAAATACGGCCGCACCTTCATTCAGTATTCCAGCGCGAGCCCGTATGCGTCGGCGTCCATCTTCGGGCGTGCGTTTACCGTGAATTTCCTCGGTAACAACACTACGATCACGCTGAAATTCAAGCAGCAGCCAGGCATTGCGGCGGAAACGCTGACACAGACGCAGGCCAAGACGCTGACGGCGAAAAACTGCAACGTGTTCGTCAACTACGACAACGACACGGCGATCATCCAGGAAGGCCTGATGTGCAACGGCGATTTCTTCGATGAGCGCCACGGCCTGGACTGGCTGCAGAACTACGTGCAGAACAACCTCTACAACGTGCTCTATACCAGCACAACCAAAGTGCCGCAGACCGATCCGGGCATCACGCGCTTGCTGACCAGCGTCAACGGCTCGCTTGAGCAGGGCGTCACTAACGGCCTGATGGCGCCGGGTGTATGGAATGGCGACCCAATCGGCAACCTGGCGACCGGTGACACGCTCACCACGGGTTATTACACCTACGCGCCGCCTATCGCCAGCCAGGCACAGGCAGACCGTGAAGCGCGTAAAGCGCCTGTGATCCAGTGCGCTATTAAACTGGCCGGCGCTGTTCACTTCGCCGACGTCATCATCAACGTTAACCGCTAAGGAGCCGGGGAATGTCTACTTACAGCTTTTTGGATTTTTCCGCCTCTATCGTCGGCCCCGGTGGTGCGTTCGATCTGGGTTATGGCTCGGGCAACGCCGAAGAGGGCGTAACTGTCACAATGGTTGAAGCGAAGAACACCATGACCACCGGTGCGGACGGTTCTGTGATGCACAGCTTGCACGCCGGTAAGGGTGGCACGATCACAGTGACGCTGCTCAAGACCTCACCGACCAATGCCAAGCTGAGCGCGATGTTTAACGCCCAGTCGCTCTCTTCCGCTACCTGGGGCAATAACGTGATCGTGATGCGCAACAGCGCCAGCAATGACGTTTGCACCGCGCGCTCGGTTGCTTTCCAGAAAACCCCCGACTGGCAGAACGCCAAAGACGGCGGGACTGTGTCCTGGGTATTTGACGCTGGCCTGGTCGATCAACTGCTCGGCACCTTCTAAGGAGTGATGCATGGAATTCGAAATTAAGGGCCAGCAGTACCGCGCGGCCAAGTTAAATGTTTTTGAGCAGCTGAAAATCTCTCGCAAGTTGCTCCCTTTGTTGTCCGGCCTGCTGAGTGAAATCTCGGTCATTAGACAGCTAAAGTCCGGGCAGATTTCGATTGAGGATGCGATTAAAACCGCTCTGCCAGCTATCGCTCAGGCACTGTCCGCTATTAGCGAAGAGGATAGTAATGCAATCATCCATCCTTGCCTGGCTGTCGTATCCGTTCAGCAGGGGAAAAGTTATGCGCCAATTTTTAATAATGGTCAGTTGATGTTTGATGACATCGATCTGATGAGCATGCTTGAGATTGTGGCGCGCGTAGTGGGGGATTCTCTGGGAAATTTTTTGGGCGAACTCCAAGAGAAAATTCCAGAAGCGCCAGCGGTGGCCCCGGTGCAGCCAGCGGAATAACGCTTGAAACGTTGCCAGGAGGAGAGGATTACATATTCCGCCCGGCAAGGGCTTTTAACATCGATATCAAAGATCTTAAGTCTGGCGCGGTAGACCTCTGCGACATTGCGATGATGAACGACTATCTCGATGTTGAAGAGGAAAACCAGCGCCGAATTGAGAAGTGGAGCCGTGACAATGAACGCTGAAACCATCAAGGACTTTTTGATCTCCCTGGGGTTCGATATCGATGAAGCTGGCAGCCGTAAGTTCGAAGCGGTGGTTTCCGGCGTCACTATGAACGTGGTGAAAATGGGCGCGGCTGTTGAGGCCGCAGCCCTAACTGTTGTCGGTTTTACAACAAAGATCGCGAGCGGACTCGACCGCCTTTATTGGCAGTCACAGCGCACTGGTGCCACTGCGAACAATATCAGGGCTATCGGATACGCTTTCAGCCAGGCCGGCGGCAGCGTGGAGGGGTTCAACGGTACGCTGGACAATCTGGCGCGCTTCCTGCGTTCGACGCCAGGCGCAGAGGGGTTCCTGCGTAATCTGGGTATTCAGACGCGAGACGCGGCCGGCAATCTGCGTGACACTGCCCAATTGGTGACGCTGGTCGGTGACAAGCTGGCGAAAATGCCGTACTACCGCGCCAACCAGTATGCGCAGATCCTCGGCATTGACGAAAGCACTTTGCTGGCAATGCGGCGAGGTGTTCAGGGGTTTACCGCTGATTATCAGGGAATGCTGCAGGCCACGGGGTTCGATTCACAGAAAGCGGCGGAGCAGTCCAACAAATTCATGACCCAGATGCGCGGACTGACGAACCTGTTCGGCATTATGCGTGACAAAATAGGCGGTAACCTTGCTGGCGGGCTGGCCGGGAATCTCGAAAGCTTCCGCAAAAATATCCTGCTCAACTTCCCCAAGATAGAGGGGACGATCACCGCCGTGCTGAAAAAGGTGCTTTCACTGTCCGATAGCATCATGACGTTGGTTTATCGGGGCGTGCAGGGCGCCGGCGATCTCATGAGATGGTGGGATCGGCTGGATGATAAAACCAAGGGACTGATTAAGGTGCTGGGTGGCCTGCTGGTGGCATGGAGAGTGCTGAACAGTGCCTTTCTGACATCTCCCATTGGGATGCTCACTGCCCTTATTGCTGCGCTGGTGTTGCTGTATGACGATTACCAAACATGGAGAGAGGGCGGCGACAGTCTCATTGATTGGGCGAAATGGCAACCTGACATCGAAAAAGCCAAGCAGGCTATGCTGTGGATCCGCGACAAGTTGCTGGAACTGAAAGATGCCGTCGGTGGGTGGAAGACGACACTGGAAATTTTTGCCGGTTTTATCGCTGTGACTTGGGCAGCGAAAATGGTCGGTGCGATCGGCTCGGTTACAAAAAGTGTTGGCGGGTTGTCTAAAGCGCTGGGTGGCCTTGGCAAAGCAGGGACTATCGGCGCCCTATTAGCGCTAGAAGAGCAGGTCGCCAAACCTCTTGAGGAAAAGTTTTCTTGGTTGAAAGACAACCCTATTACCAACTTACTGAACAATCTTCCTGGCTCTGATACGGTCAACGAATGGGGCAAGAGCATTCTTCCGTGGCGCCGTGACGAGGTTGATCAGCATGGGCAATCAGTCAAGCGGCCACAGCCGACAAAAGACGGTGCTGCGCTGTTGGGGTGGTTACAACCAACTCTGGGTAAATTTGAGTCGCTCTACAATCTGCCGGCTGGTTTGCTACGTAGTGTGGCTATCACTGAGTCTTCCGGGAACCAGTTTGCTGTATCAGGTGCTGGCGCTAAGGGGCTGTTCCAGTTTATGCCGGGTACGGCTCGGGATATGGGGTTGCGCGGCAATGATGTATTCGACCCTGAGAAATCTGCGGCAGCTGCAGCAAAATATCTTAGTCAGCTCTTGAAGATGAACGGAGGCGATCTGGAGAAGGCCCTGGCGTCCTACAACTGGGGGATCGGTAACGTGCAGAAGCATGGCATGGGCCTGATGCCGCAGGAAACCAGGAACTACATTCCGCGTGTTTTAAGCAACATGCCAGGAAGTGCTGGTGGCGGTCAGGGAGCGACAACGTTCAACATCAACGTGCAGGGCGGCGGTGATCCACGCGAAACGGCACGCCTGACTGGTGACGCGGTCGAAGGTGTTTACCGCCGGCAGACACGCAACATGCAAACGCAGGTGGGCTGATGGATATTTTATCTGTGCTGTTCTCCCAGCAGCGGCGCCGTATTGGCATCATCGTGCCGAGCGTGGCAATCAGCGAAAAGCACATGGACGCGACGGAAATCACCGAGCACCCCGTGGAGCTCGGCGCGCCGACAAGCGACCATGCGTATGATCGCCCCGCTGAGGTGACGATGGAGCTGGGGTTTGCCAGCGGCGGATCGCTGATAGACGGGATCGACACGACAGAGATTTTTAACGTCAGTACCGGTTTATCGCTGGGCACCAGCCCGGCGGACGTCTATCAGCAGCTGCTGGAGCTGAAAAAAAGCAAAGTGCCTTTTGCCGTGACGACCGGAAAGCGGCAGTATCAGAACATGCTGATCCGCGCTATTGAGGTGCTGACCGATAAAACCAGCGAGAACGTGCTGATGACAACGCTCACCCTGCGCGAGCTCATCATCACCGAAACGCAGAAGGTGACCACTACGCCGGCGGAAAACATGCAATCGCCCCAGGACACCGGCGGCGTGAGCAACACAGGGCTGAAAAACCCGACCACACCGGAAAAGCAGCAGAGCATTTTAAAGTCTGCAGGAGGCTTCCTTGGCATTGGTTGAAATCCCCCTTACGCCGGTATCTCAGCAATTTGCTATCCAACTGGCCGGCGTGCAGTACCAGCTTACGCTGATGTGGCGCGACGTGGCCGGCTGGGTGCTGGATATCGCGAGCAACGACAGAACGCCGATTATTCAAGGGATCCCGCTGGTGGCCGGTGCTGACCTGCTGGCGCAGTATCGTTACCTCGGGATTGGCGGTCAGCTGTTCGTGATGTCCGATCCCGCCGTGCTGGCGCCGCCGACGCAGACCAACCTGGGCATTGAGTCCCACCTCTATTTTCTGACCAACTGACCGCCTCCGGGCGGTTTTTTTATGGGGCGCCTATGACCACTAACTGGATGCGAAAGTGCAGCCTTATCGTGGCGAACGATGCCGGGGAAGGGCTGGAGTTATCAGGCCTGAAAATCAGCTTCAACATCAGCAGGCCCGACATTAGCTACCCCGCCACGGCGATGTTCAAGATTTACAACCTGAGCCGGAACACCAACAGCCGGATCAGGCAAAACGAGTTCACGCAGATAAAGTTTGTCGCCGGCTACCAGGACAATTTCGGGCTGATTTTTTCCGGGCAGATCCAGTATTCCTACAGCGGGCGAGAAAACCCTACCGATACCTATGTGGTGATCCAAGCGGCAGACAGCGACCAGGCGCACAACTTCGCGGTGATGAACACCACGCTCGCGGCCGGGTACACGCAGCAAGACGTTCACACCGCGCTGATGAAGCCGATCGGGGTTTACGACATCGTCGCCGGCGCTACGCCTGAATTTGCCACCACCAAGGCGCCACGCGGTAAACCGATGTTCGGCATGCACCGGGATGAAGTTTCCAGCCTGGCGGCGCAGTGCAAGGCGACATGGCGCTATGAGAACGGGCACCTGCAGATGGTACCGGAAAACGCTTATCTGGCTGATGCTATCGTGCTGAACGCGCAGACGGGCCTGATCGGTATGCCTGAGCAGACCATTAACGGCGGCATCAACGTGAAATGCCTGATTAACCCGAATATCCAACTCGACACGCTGATCCGCCTCGACAACAAATCGATAAACCAGGTTGGCCTGTCCAACCAAGAGATCGCCACCGGCAGCACAGCGGGCGCCTCAGTACAGCAGCCGGCAGTGCTGGACATGGACGGTGATTACATCGTTAAGAACATCGCCTATTACGGCGACACGCGCGGCAATGCTTGGTATCAGGACATGATCTGTATTGCCAAGGGCGGCGCGGGGCTGCTGAACCAATCCACCATCCGGGCAGGAGCATAACGTGGTAACGAACAACGAACGCCAGGACTCCCCCGAGCTGGTGCTGAAAGCCGTGGCTGATTCGCTCAGCACCAGCCTACGGGTTGCAATGCCTGGAATCATCCAGTCTTTCGACGCTGGCGCGGTAACCGCAACGATCCAACCGGCCGTAAAAGCTTCTGTGCGGCAAGCTGACGGCTCCTTGTCATCGGTGGCGCTGCCATTGCTGGTAGATGTTCCTGTCGTGTTCCCGCGCGGCGGAGGCGTCACGCTGACGTTTCCAGTGGCTGCCGGCGACGAGTGCCTTGTCGTGTTCGCCGACCGCTGCATCGATTACTGGTGGCAGAACGGCGGGGTGCAGGAACCCGTAGACCAGCGCCAGCACCATCTTGCAGATGCTTTCGCGCTGGTCGGCCCGCAGTCGCAAGCGAAGAAAATCAGCGGCATCAGTACCACCACCGCACAGTTGCGCACCGATGACGGCGCCGCATTTATCGAACTCGACCCAGGCAGCCACACCGTTAACGTCACCACGCCCGGAAAACTGACCGCCAGCGCCCAGGGCGGCACAGAGATCAACTCACCGGAAATCGTGCTCAACGGCAATGTGACGATAAACGGCAACCTCTCGCAGGGCATGGGTGAAGGTGGCGGCAAAGCGACAATGCTGGGGCCGGTGAACGTGACGAACGACGTCAATGCCGGCGGCATCAGCCTGCAGACGCACAAACACGGCGGTGTAGAAACTGGCGGTGGCCAGACAGGAGGCCCGGAGTGAAGTACCGCAAAGAGGACGAGAACGGCGATTACACCTTCGGTCAGGGTGATAACACCTTTTTGGAGAACACTCCAGAGGCGGTCGCACAGGCGGTGAAAACGCGCTTTGAACTGTGGACGGGCGAATGGTTTCTCGATGTGACCGATGGCACGCCGTATCGCGAGACGATACTCGGCAAGCACAAATCAGCCGCCTACAACATGGCTGTGCGCGAGCGGATCCTCGGCACGCAGGGTGTGAAAGAAATTCTCAAATTCACCACGGAATATAACCCAGATACGCGCCGTGTGACGTTCACCGCGACCATCAACACGCTGTACGGCGAAACGACTGTAACCAGCGAGGCATAATGCTAAATCTCGATACGCTAGGGCTTGCGGCCAAGGTGACCGCGAGCGGGATCAGCGCGCCCGATTATCAGACGATACTCAACACGCTGACCGGTTATTTCCAACAGATCTACGGTGACGATGTTTATCTGGAACCTGACAGCAAAGACGGCCAGATGCTGGCTATTTACGCGCTGGGCATCCACGACGCGAACAACACAGCGATCGCCGTCTATAACTCGTTCAGCCCGGCAACGGCGCAGGGACGAGGCCTGGCTTCCAATGTGAAAATTAACGGCATCGCGGTAACGCCGGCGTCTCGCTCCACTGCTGATGTGCGGATCGTGGGACAGGTCGGCACGCTGATCACCAACGGCACAGTGCGCGACAGCAACGGCATCACCTGGTCATTGCCTGCGAGTGTTGTCATCGGCATTGATGGTACGGTGACCGTGACCGCGACATGCCAGGTTGATGGCGCCGTCGTGGCACCTGCAGGCAGCATTACCGAGATCGGCACCCCTACGCGAGGTTGGCAGTCGGTAACCAACCCGGCAGCCGCAACCGCTGGGCGAAAAGTGGAGATGGATGCGGAGTTGCGCCAGCGGCAGGCTAAATCCGTTGCTATCCCGTCGCTGACAGTGCTGGATGGCATTATGGGCGCCGTAGCGACACTCGACGGCGTAGAGCGCTACCGTGGCTATGAGAATGACACCAGCGTAGAAGATGCCAACGGCTTACCGCCTCACAGCATTTCGCTTGTTGTTGCCGGCGGTGACGCGTCGGCGATCGCCAAAACCATCGCCACCAAGAAAACGCCAGGCGGCGGCACCTACGGCACGACAACTATCGACGTTTCCGACAAATACGGCATCGTGCATCCGATCAGCTTCTTCCGCCCGACCAGCGTTGATATTTACGCGCGCGTCGAGATCAAGGCGCTGCAGGGCTACACGTCTGCGGTCGGCGAGGAAATCAGAACGGCTGTCGCGGCATACATCAACGAAATCGAAATCGGCGATCCGGTATACCTGACGCGCCTGTTCCTGCCTGCCAACCTGAACGGCAGCGCGGACAGCGCAACGTTCGACATTACCGACCTGCAGATCGGCACCTCTCCGGGCAGCCTGGCGCCGGCAAACGTCGTGATCGGGTTTAACGCTGTGGCCGCATGCGCGCCGGCGAATGTCGAAGTGGTGGTGATCCCATGAGTGAAGCGAAATACCAAAAGCTCATCACATCCTATCACAAGCACAAGCCGAAATTTTACGACCATATCTCCCTTATCACCCAGCCCCTGATCGACGTGCAGAACGCCACAGCGAAGCTGATTGACGATTTCGACCTGGACACTGCCGTAGGTAAGCAGCTGGACGCTGTCGGCCTGTGGGTGGGGATAGGGCGGAAGATAGCGACGCCGATCACCGGCGTTTACTTCTCTCTGGATGATGAGGAGCTGGGTTTTGATGCCGGATTGTGGCGCGGGCGATTCGATGCTGGCGGCTTCACTGAACTGGACGATGACACCTACCGAACCATCATCCGCGCGAAAATAGCGGCCAACCATTGGGACGGCACCACGGAGACGCTCAGTGACGTCTACCAGATTATTCTCCCAGACGGAAAAACGAAGATTTTCGCCGTCGATAACTTCGACATGACGATGTCGGTGTATATCACCGGAGACCGCATAACACCGGTCATGAAAGCAGTGATCGAGCTGGGTTATCTGGATATCAAGCCATCAACCGTCCGCATCAAAAATTACACCATCACCACCGAGTCGGGGCCGCTGTTCGGCTTCGATATCGATAATGAGTTCATCTCCGGCTTCGATAAGGGCGCCTGGGGAACACTGCTGGGAGCAACACATGGCTAAGAACGAGTTTTTACCCTTCGGCACTGCGGCAAACGCCAATGTTTTACCGAATGCTGACTATCAGGCGCTACCGGCGCGCTCGGCGGGCTTCAGTTCGGGAGTAGCGAAGTCCGAGGAGCTCAACACAGTATGGCGCCAGGGATCGACAATGGCCGCTGTGCTGGGGCAGTTTATCGCTGATAAAACCGGTCAGGATGTGCTGGATGATGGCGATCTACCTCTGTTGAATAGCAATTTCAAAAATGCATTAGACAAAAATACTCTTGAGGGATTTGAATCGTCCCTGCAGCCTAGGGGATATCAAAAACTACCCTCTGGACTAATAATTCAATGGGGCACTGAATATACTGACAATACATCTGTTAATATAAAATTCCCAGTTGAGTATAGTAATGCTGCGTTCTATGTCTCGTCAGTGAAAATCACTGCAGGTGATGGAAGGTTTTCTACGGTTGGTGAGGTGAATAAAATTGGTTTTAATGCCTACGGTAGGCTTGGGGTTGATGCTGCAGTGTTAAACAACTTTATGTGGTTGTCAGTTGGTGTTTAGTTAAGAAGAGGGGGCTCAGCACCCCCGCTTTGAAAATTAATTCTCAACTTGAAATTAGTTTATCCCTCATGGATAAAACTGACTTTTCGAAAAATGAGTAAACCAACCAGGCGCTTAATAAAGTAATGGAAATGAAAATGAACCATTGCATTAAACATTCAAGTAGAGTTGTAGGGGGCGGGAGAAAATAACGTATTGATACTAATGTTGGGAGGTTTGTCAAATACGCTGCGTATGACCATCGTGCTATTTTTGAGAATGGATAGTTAATTATTGGGCTTACACTGATCCTATATCCTGCGCAAATTAAGCAAGCAAAGCCAGCATTTGCAAGTGGGAATAAAATAATTTTTAGAATTGTACTTTCATCCATGTATGAATCTGGTTTGGATGCGATATAAACACACAAAGGTATTAATAATGCGCCTATCTTAACTAGAGCGTTGGAGCCAAATTTATTATAAAAAGCAACCGCTATAACGCCTATCATTATAGAGTCTATTCTATATAGTGCGGTTGACCTGATTTCGTTAAAAGTCATGCTTGTATATACAGATGCATGTATGCGCAATGTAACAGGTATTATGATTAACAATAAAACCGTTAATAAAATGCTGATTCTTTTATTATTGGTTATGGTCAAAAAAAATGATAGTACAATCGGAGTTATAAAATAAAAAACCTCTTCAATCGCAAGGCTCCATGCCTCACCGAAAAATGATGGGTGAGGAGATAATAAACTTTGAGTAAATGTAAGGAATTTTAATAGGTTAGGAAATGGTTCTTGCCTGATGCTAGAGATTATTAAAATGTTAATGATAACGAATAGGAAGTAGCTTGGGTATGTGCGCATCCATCTTCTCCCCCAAAACCCAGGAACCCATGACCACGGAGAATTAGTGGTTTTAATTTTATCTAGAATAATTCCGCCGATTAAAAATCCGGAAAGAACGAAAAAGAACTCAACACCAAGAAATCCGCCAAATTTTAATGCTTGCGCATTAGGGAATATTGGAGTGATAAAAATTCTGCCATGGGATAGTAGAACAAGCAATATTGCCGTTGCTCGGCATATATCTAGCCATGGGTTAAGTTGTTTCTTCATCTCTTGTTTTCGCACCAGTACATTTAATTTTGTTGAGCATTTTAACATATACACAAAAACCAATCACCTATCCACCGCAATATTGGAGAGTAATCCATGTCATCTGAAGGATTGCCAGTTGATGGCGTCGTCGGCACAGACATTGTGCTGGGAGCCCGCAGCACACAACAAGCAACAGACGAAGCAAAGAGCAGTCTGTCTGCCGATAGCGCCGCTCAGTCGGCTGATGCCGCGTTTAAGTTCAGCCGCCAGGCTAAAGAGGCTGTTTCAGGCGCTGATGATGCTGCTGAACGAGCCGAGATGGCCGCAGAAAACGCCCAGAACATCGCAGACGCCAACACATATCACATCACACCATCAGATCCAGATGGTACAATCGCAGGGATAGCAGGAACTGAATCAGGGAAATATTTTCGTGTTGCTCAGGGGATAAGTAGTGATACGGCATTCATTTATTATCTTAATGATAACGGTGTTGCTATTCCTGTGTCTGCATTAACAGGCGAAGCTGCGATTCAGAGAATGTCAATGGAAGTTGATTCAGTTAAGCGCATGACAGGGGAAATAACCCCCAAGCAAAATATTGTACCGATCGCGTATGATGATGCAGGGAATATACCTATTTGGCTTATTGATGGTGATTTGGACGCAAAGGGAGTTTCAGACCAATTCGCCTCAAAGCTGGACGGGCGAGTAATTGCTAAGGGATTAGATGAGGGGGAGTATAAAAACACTCTAACGCCGCTGGCGCAGGATGACGCAGGTAATGTTCCTGTTTGGTTGGATAATGGGAATCTTGACGCTAAGGGGTTTGGCCCAAAACTTCAACAGAAAATCCAAGAAACAAACGTTGATGCATTCCAGCCGCGAGAAGCGCCAATCGGTTCAACGCTGCCGATTTCGACCGATGGACGGACGCTTTACAGTACAGCTGCATTGATTTCTAAAATAATTCACGGTGAAAGTAAGCGGCTTAAAATACTGATGACGGGGGACTCTTGGTGTGAGTATGTAGCGATCCCACAAGCCATGTTAGACTTATGTCAGCGTGATTATTCTGCGGCATGGTCATCATATATTTCTGTTAATGGTCAGTTTATGCTGACTGGCACATCATTCACTAAATCGTCAGGATGGACGATGTATGACGCATCACTAAAACCCAATTGGCCACCTGTTAACGGTTGCGGCCCTGACGGTCAGTCAGCGACAACTACTGCCACTGATCAGACTATGAGCCTGACTGCGAGCTGCGATGAAATACACCTACTGCACCAGGACTTAAGCGGAGCGTTTCGCTATCGCTTAGATGGCGGTGCGTGGACTACCGTCACTGGGAACAACACGGGGCAATCGCTAATAACCAAGACATCGGTTTCAACATTGGGCGTTCACACGCTAGAAATTGATACCACTGTGAATACGGGTCTTGTAGGAATTAACGGGTTTTACTGCCCGTCAAAAACCAAGGCTGGTGTTGAGGTTATCAAGGCGGGTAATGCCGGCATTACAGGTGATGGGTTAGATAACTTTAAGGATAACATTCCTCAGTTTTCAAATCTGATAAAACCTGACTTGATGATATTTATTCTTGGCACTAACGACTTCCGAAATGGCAGAACTGTTGAGTCATTTAAAGCAGGCTTACGGAACCACATCAATGCCTGGCGCTCAAGCAATCCAAATATGGGATGCGTGCTTGTAATTCCTGCTCGTTGTAGTGCAAACGGGCCAAATCCATCTACCGTCTATCGAGACGCATCCGCTGAGGTTGCATTCGAGTTTGGCGTAGAGTGGTATAACTTCCATGACGATTGGTCTACATGGGCAGTAATGAACACGTTCGGCGTGTGGGTTGATGGTCTGCATTTAAATGATGCAGGCGCTACGGCTCTGGCTAAAACAATAAACCATCGATTTTTGGCTAAATAAGGATTAAAAATGAGCACTGTCATTCGTCTAAATGGTGTTACTTTGCCTGGAACCGGATATTTGCATATTTCACAATTTTTAGAGATTTTCGTTTCTGTTACTGATGGGCTAAAGGGAATGTATTCGTTTAGCTCAGATGAAAACAAGTCTCTGATTAACTATGCGGGCGGCCAAAATCTTGTAAAGCATGGGAATATTATTTTTACAGAAAACGGCGTAAAACTGAGTAAAGATAATTACTTTGATACGGGCATAATGCCTAGTGCTGCTGGCTTTACGCACATAGCTGTTGCAATACCCAAAAAACCTTCAGTCATTGATAATGGCTGTTTTCTAGTCTCTAACTATTTTAAGCCAGGCGGAACCGGAACGGGAGGTCAGGCTACAGGGTATGTACTTGCAGCAGCCAATGACCCGCGATTCAGAAACTATGTGCAAGTTAACGCCAACGGCTGGGTTTATGGGAATATGGGCATTGGATTCTTGTCTGATTCAACTCCTGCCGTTTGGGGCGGTGTTGCTTCTGTGGGTTCCGGCTCCGCCGGAGGAACAAAAGTCGTTTATGGGTACAACAATAATCTCGCGATTGGGAATGGCGGTAACGTATCTGCTATCAGCATTGCAGGGCAGGGCACTAAGCTGATCGGCGGACATCGAGGGCCATCCACAGAATTTAATGATGAGACGAATTATGTACAGGCTGTACTGATTTACGACAGGGCTTTATCTGATGTCGAACTAAATCAGGTTTATCAAGACTTGCGCCAATACGGCGCAGGACGGGGGATCGCTGGGCTGTAAC